AAATTCTTCAACAAGATAATACACTTTCTCAAGTTCAATTGAAAAGAAATAATTGGTATGAATTTGAAGTAGAAGAGATAGGTCCTAAAGATGATGATGTGATCTTTAAAAATTATAGATATGAAAAAGCAACTCCATACTTTTGGATGTTGATGTCTCTTTATCCAGCTTGGATTGCTAGAGAACCTATTTTTGAAGAGACAGGATTCAATCCATCTGAGTCAGTTATTGCTAATTATTTACAGCAGAAGTATGGTATTGGATCAGCATTGCTAAAAACCTTTGAAGGTAATATGATGGTAAATCATATTGGAGATTATTTTCATGGAAAAAGAGTTTCTGAAAATGAACCTGGATGGGAAGGATTTAAATTTATTGATCCTAATGTGAAATATTGTTCAAAAACTGGAGCATACTTAGGATGAATGTAAATTTAATAGTAGCAGATAATTTTTATAACAATCCAGATGATGTGAGAAATTTTGCATTGTCTCAAGAATTTTCTGTTCGTGGAAACTATCCTGGTCTTAGAACAAGATCTTTTTTAAATGATAGTCATAAGGAAGTAATTAACTCTCTGGTTTCTCATGCTGGGGGTGGAGTTGTTGATTGGCTTTTAGATGAGAATGGTGATGGTTATACAGGAGCATTTCAAATTTGCACTGCCATGGATAGGACATGGATTCATTCTGACTACAATAATAAGTGGGCAGGAGTATGCTATTTGACTCCAGATGCCCCATTGAGTGCAGGAACTGCATTATATAAGCACAAGGAAAGTGGAAATAGACAATCTATTGGGAGTGTAGATTATGGTGGAGATGGATATGATTACACAAAATGGGAATTGGTAGATAGGGTTGGGAATATTTACAATAGAATTATTTTGTATCCAGGAAATTTATTTCATGCATCCATAGATTATTTTGGACATAACATGGAAACTGGAAGGTTATTTCAAACATTCTTTTTTAATACAAGATATTAATTATGGCAACAGCATATGTTATTGGTGCAGGAACTGCAGGAGCAACTTCTGCTAGGATCCTTAAAGATAATGGTTGGGATGTAGAGGTATTTGAAACTAGAGAATATATTTCTGGAAATTGTTTTGATTATATTGATGAGAAGACTGGCTGCATAGTTCATGCTCATGGTCCTCATGCTATCCATACTGACAATGAACGTGTTTGGAAATGGTTAAATCAATTTGCAACATTCAATAATTTTTCTGTTGAGGTTTGGGCAAACACTAACCTTGGAAGAATACCTATTCCATACAATGATAATTCAGATAAAATTATTGGAAGAAAATTATCAGATAATGAAATTAAAGAATTAGTCTTTAGAGATTATTCTGAAAAAATGTGGGGAGTTAAAATGGAAGAACTTCCTATGGGAATTTTAAATAGACTTCCAGTCAGAAAGATTGGAACTAATGGTTCTTTCACTCAACAAAAATATCAAGGACTTCCTAAGAGTGGATTTGTTGATATGTTTAAAAATATTTTTGAGGATATTCCTGTCCATGTAAATGTCTCAGAAAATGAATGGAAAACTCTTAAGGATAAGTGTGATTTATTTGTTTATACTGGAAAGGTGGATAAGTATTTCAATTATGAATATGGGAAGTTGGCATATAGGTCTCTTAACTTTGAGCATGTATATTGCCCCAAAACACTATACATTCAATTGAATGAATGCAACTCTGAAAATAAATGGAACAGGGCTATTGATCATTCTTATTGGTATAATCAAGATGTAGATACTACAATTGTCACCAGAGAATATCCAGTAGAACATGTAGAGGGAATTAATAATCCTTACTATCCAATGATCTTTGGTAAATATCTTGATCAATTTGAAAAATACAAACCTCTGATGGAATCTGAAAAAAATACTATTTTTGCTGGTAGAACAGCAACATATAAGTATTTGACTATTGATCAAACTATTGCAAGAACAGCAAATAAACTTAAAAGGATGGGATTTACTGATCCTATTCTTACTCCAACTATTGAATTAGAAATGACATGAAAAAAGTAAAACTTTGTTTAAATGTGATGGTGGGAAATGAATCTCACGTTATTGAGAGGATGCTTAATTCTTGCTACAAGTATATTGATTATTGGATCATTCAATGTAATGGTACAGATAATACTCAAGAAATCATAGAAAATTTCTTTAAGGAAAAGAATATTCCTGGGTATTGTTATACAACTGAATGGAATTTTCCTGGTTGGAATAGTGATCATCTGGTTCAGGAATGTTATAAAGCAGATCATGGATGTGATTGGTTGTTTAGAATTGATGCAGATGAACAGTTACAAGTTGATGATAATTTTGATTGGAGTGTTTTAGAAGATACTTCTGTTCAGAGTTGGAATGTTTCAGCAAAGACTGATGGTGCTGTTTGGTATAGAACTAGACTTTGGAATGCAAGTCTTCCTTGGAGATTCAAGCATGACAAGAGACATGAATGTATTATCCTTCCAGGATGTGGTCCAACTGAAGAAGAATTTCAAAGACTTAATTTAGATTATGCATTCAGACATTATATTATTAATGATGGGAAGACTTGGGTTAATCCAACTAAATTTCTTACTGATGCTTTAGAACTTGAAAATCAACATGTTGCAGGTGGTACTTTACTAACAGATGCATATCACTTCTTCTATATTTCCAAAAGTTATCATGATTGTTATTGGAGTGATGGATTTCCTTTAGGATATGAGCATCAAAAGGAATATGCTAGAAGATGTATTTTTTATGCACAACAGTATGTTGACTATGTAAATGTTCAAGATGAAATGGTTTATTATGCTCAATACATGGTTGGAACTGGATATAAATTTTGTGGAGAGTATGATAAAGCAATAGAAGCATATAATAGGTGTAATAATTATTGCTCAAGAAGAAATGAACATATTTGTGGATTAGCAGAATGCTATCAACTATTGGAAGATTATGAAAATATGTTTGTATATACTTCCCTACTAACAAGTCCAAGTAGAAATAATCCTTTCCCAGGCTATGTGTTTTTGATTCATAATGGAGCATATCCTGATACAGGAACCTATGTTCATGATCTACATAAGATAGCTATTGAAAATCTTGGCATTGACTAAGATTAAATTTTTTGATATAATTTTTTTATAGAATATTCTGATCATGACATTTTTAACTAATACAAGTATTAATATTCAATATAATAAAAGAATTTTTGTAGTAGATAATTTTTATTCTGACCCATATTCAGTTAGAGATTTTGCTCTCACACAACAATTTAATGATGATCTTAGATACTATAAAGGTAAAAGAACATCAGAACAATTCTTTGTTCCTGGAACAAAGACAGCATTTGAAAAAATAATAGGGCAAAAAATTACAGTATGGGATCAGTATGGCATGAATGGAGTTTTCCAAACATGTGATGCTGAAGATCCATTGGTTTACCATACTGATTTACAAGAATGGGCTGGTATGGTATACTTGACTCCTAATGCTCCATTTGAATGTGGCACATCAATGTATGCCCACAAAGAAACTAAGGCAAGGCATATGTCAGATCCTGGAATTGATTCTGCTTTTGATGGTGGATTCTATGACAGCACAAAATTTGAACTAGTAGATGTTGTTGGAAATGTCTTTAATAGATTAGTTATCTTTAATGGTAAATGTATTCATTCAGCATCAAAATATTTTGGCAAAAGTTTAGAAGATTCAAGATTGTTCCACATGTTCTTTTTTGATTGATATGAATTATAAGTTTAGTATTATTACTCCAGAACATAAGAAAGAAAATATTCCATTTCTGATGGAACTATATGAAACTATTAAATCTCAAACCTATAAAAATTGGGAATGGATTCTTTATCTAAATGGTAATTGTAAAATTTCAGACATTCCTCAAGAACTGAGAGATGATGATAATGTAAAAATACATAATGGAATTAGTCATCCAAATGTTGGATTTATCAAAAACAAAGCATTTCAACTTGGCAGGGGAGATATTCTTGTAGAAGTAGATCATGATGATTTACTTTCTGAAGATTGTTTGGAAGAACTTAATAATGCATTCCAAGATGAAGAAGTTGGATTTGCTTATAGTGAAGATCTTCTTTATGACATGAGGGGTGATGATTATAAAATTCCTTGGAACTCTGATAATGGATGGACATACAAATGGGTTAATTTTAGGGGAGAAGACTTTATTAAAATTGATGCCTTTCCTCCCACAAGTCGTAGTATTGGAATTATTTGGTATGCTCCAGATCATGTGAGAGCATGGAGAAAGAGTGTATATCAAGAACTTGGTGGACATAATCCAGAGTTAAATATTTGTGATGATCATGATCTGGTGATTAGAACCTACTTACATACCAAGTTCTGTTTTATTCCAAAAATTCTATATTATTATAGATGGTTGCCTAACAATGATAATACTCAAACTCAAAGAATTGGTGACATCCAAGTTAAAACATTTGAGTTATTCAATCAATATGCTCAGCAACTTGCAGAAAGAGATGCAGAAATTAATGGTCTGATGAAAGTTGATCTAGGTGGAGGGTTGTTTCCAAGACCTGGATACCTTACAATTGATCTGCAAGATGCAGACATTACATGTGACTTAAATGATGGAATTCCATTACCTGATAATAGTGTTGGAGTCATCAATGCAAGCCATTTGATTGAGCATCTAAAAGATCCAATTAAAACAATGAGTGAAATTCACAGAGTTCTTTGTGATGGTGGTTGGGCATTTATTGAAGTTCCTTCTACTGATGGTAGAGGTGCATGGCAAGACCCAACTCACATAAGTTTTTGGAATGAAAATAGTTTCTGGTATTATACTAGAAGAGAAAAGGCACAATTTATTAGAAATGATACCATTAGATTTCAAGAGTTTAGACTTGAAACTAATTGGTGGGAACATAACATTGCAGTAACAACTGCATGGCTATGTGCCATTAAGTCAAACGAAAGAAGACCACATCCAGTTAGAATTTAACAATTATGAACTTTACAGTTTACACTAAAAAGGGATGTCCCTATTGCACTAAAATTATCACAGTCCTAGGAAATTTAAGTATATCTAAAGGATTTCCAATTAAAGAATATGTTCTTGATACTGATTTTACTAGACAACAATTTTATGATGAGTTTGGAGAGGGATCTACTTTCCCTCAAGTAGTTGCTGAAGACAAACATCTTGGTGGATGTTCAGATACTATTAAGTATCTTCAAGAAAATTCATTACTTTGATGGGGACTATAAATAATTTTGAACCCTCTAATATTAATAGGGGTGTTGAGATAATTATAAAGAGGAGGAATCCAAGTCCAAAAACATTTTTATTGTGTTTTGAAAAGGTGGTTTCTTTCTTTAACAGAAAAATAACCATCTACTTTAATTTTTCTTTTGACATAAGAAAACAAAAGTAGTATAGGAGTTTTTAAAATGATAGCAGTTACCCTAGTTTTTTCTGTAATGTTTTTTGTTATGTCCATCATTCTTGGTGGAGTTGTTGGTTGGATTTACAGAGAATATGCTTTTTCTCAACATCCCATGAATATGCATCCTGAAATGTTTGATGTAAATGGTAATATCATTCCAGATGAAATCATTGCATTTAATTTTAATGGCGAATATGATGAGGAAGAAGAACCTGAAGATTAATTAAATGGAGAATAAATTATGAAACTTCCACCAGATCAGTTGGTGTCTGAAATTATTCAAAGAGTTTCTAGTGCTAAAACTAAAGATGAAAAAATTCAAATTCTAAGACACTATGACAGCCCTGCTCTTAGGGCTGTCTTAATTTGGAATTTCGACGAAAGAGTAGAATCTGCTATTCCAAATGGAGAAGTTCCTTATACACCTAATGATGCTCCTGCTGGAACTGAACATACAAGGTTGATTCACGATTGGAAAAAGTTTAATTACTTTGTCAAAGGAATATCTAATATTTCTCAAACTAAAAGAGAAGTTATGTTTATTCAGTTATGTGAATCTTTACATAAATCTGAAGCAGAAGTTCTTTGTGCAGTGAAGGACAAGCAACTTCACAAAAAGTATAGAGTAACCAAGGCAGTTGTACAGGAAGCATTCCCAGATATTGTTTGGGGGTAACTTGATTGAAAATAATTCATAAAAATTGCAATAAAGAACTTTGCAAAGATAAGTCACTTCCACTAAATTCTTATTTGATTACTTATATTTTGGATGAAGATACTGTTTATGATATTGTTCAATCAAATTCTAAAGTAGAAATATTTGATTATTATTATGATAATTATGGAAATGTTTTAACTGACATTTGTTGGACCAGTGGAACGGTTAATCCTAAACTGTGGGGTGAAGATAAACCTAAAAAGAAAATTAAATAACATGGGAAAACATTATCTTCTCAATTTATATGGATGTTCTTTTGTCCTTTTGGATAATGAGAATTGCCTTATAGATTTGTTGGAAAGCGCAGCAGTGGCAAGTGGAGCCACTGTAATCCAAACTATTTCAAAAAAGTTTGAACCACAAGGAGTTACAGTAATTTGTTTGCTGTCAGAAAGCCATATCAGTATTCATACTTGGCCTGAGGAAGGTAAGGCAGCAGTAGATGTCTATACCTGTGGAGATTGTAACCCTAAGATAGGATGTGATATGATCATCCACCAACTATATGCTCAAGATCATACTTTAAGTTATATCGAGAGATAACTAAATACACTATATCTGGAGATTATATATGCTTTCTACTGCTTATAGATTGCGTCTTGAGGAAATTTGTAATAGAATTGTAAGGCAAGAAGAAGTAAGTTTAGAAGATATTATCTGGGCAGAAAAACTTGCTAAAGCAAATAGATCTGCAGCAACAATTTTAAGACAAGCAAGAAGACGTTCATCCAATCCTGATATGCAGGAAGGTAGTATGGATGATTTTTTGAATCAACTTGATTTAGGAGATCCAGATCCATCAAACCACAGAGGTAGATTTGATGGTGTTGATGACATCATAGATTTTTTCACTGGTGACAAACCAGATGACTGGAGACAAAGAGATTGAAACTGTATCAGATTTTACAAAAGTATTCTTATACATAAAACACGTTCATTTGCTATTTGCAAATAGCAAACGGAAGTAGGGATACCGAAGGAACGCACTTTTACAACCTAGTAAAGGAGCAAATCCAATGACAACAGCAACCTATCGTGGAGTTAAATATAATGTTGAAGAACGTAAATTGAATGTTCTTCAGTTAATTAAAGATCAAATTGAAAAGGGACAAAGACTTAAGGAAGCACAACTTGCATCAATTAAATAATTCAAGGGGGGATTGACTTTCCCCCTTTTTTTGTCTATAATTGTCTGAGAGTACTAGTTTTCATGGACATTGAAAAAGTAAAATTAATTGTAAAAAACATGGAATCTCTAGTTCGTATTTTGAAAGAAGAACTAGAAGAACCACAAATTTTAGAAGAGAATGGAGTCATAACTCCAATAGAAGAAGATTATGATGAGGTGTATTGATGAAGCCTAGAGACACCATAAGACTTTCTAAGGTTGCCTTGAAGCAACCTTGGTTGTATGATGAGAAAGAATTAAAGTACATGAGGAAGGTAAAAAAACTTGCTCAAAAACAATTGCTTTTTAAGCACATGAAAGGAGAGATAGATGAACTCGAAAGTTAAACTAATTTCAGTTACTCCAGATGCAGAAAAGACAATGGCATATGTTGCTAGAGTCTCTAACCCTAGCAATCAAGATAACCAAAACTATGCCAAGTTGCTTGCTTATTGTATTAAGCATAATCATTGGTCTGTATTTGAACAGTCTCATATGACCCTTGAGATTGAAACTAATCGTGGTATTGCAGCACAAATTTTGCGACATAGGAGTTTCACATTTCAGGAATTTTCTCAAAGGTATGCAGACACAAATCTCCTAACAGAATATATTCCTGTCCCAGACCTTAGAAGACAAGATACAAAAAATCGTCAGAACTCTACTGATGATCTTGGTGACTATGTAAAACTTAAATTTCAATCTGAAATTGCTGAGCATTTTGCTGCTGCTAATAATCTTTACAAAAGAATGATTGATGCAGGAGTAGCAAAGGAATGTGCAAGGTTTGTTCTTCCTTTGGCAACACCTACAAGGATCTATATGACTGGCTCATGCAGGTCATGGATCCATTACATTGACCTTCGCTCTGCACATGGAACTCAAAAGGAACATATGGAAATTGCTGAAGCAGCTAAATGTGTTTTTATTTGTAAATTTCCTGCTGTTGCAGAAGCACTTGGATGGATTCCAGAAAATTGCCCTGAATGTGTAGATGCTCCATCCATTACCATTGAATAAATACCCATATAATATGAATTAATCTATGGCAATTTATCCTATTATCCATAAAGAAACTGGAGAAAAAAAAGTTATTGAAATGAGTGTTCATGAAATAACTCAATGGTATGAAGATAATCCTGAATGGCGAAGAGATTGGTCAGAAGGATGTGCAAGTCCTGGAGAGACTGGTGATTGGAGAAACAAACTAATCAGCAAAAATCCAGGATGGAATGATGTACTTCATAAGGCAAGCAAAACTCCAGGTTCCCGTGTAAAGAAACTCTAATGGCAAGAAAAAGAAGAAACAATGATTTGCAGCCAATTGGAATTGGTATGACTGCAAAGCAAATGAAAAGAAGAAAGCCTATCAGTACAGATCTTTTACTTGATATTACTCCTGCAACAAATAATCAAGGAAAGCTGTTTGATGCTTATAATTCAGATAAACATCTTTTTGTTTATGGATGTGCTGGTACAGGAAAGACATTCTGTGCTCTTTACTTAGCACTTAAAGATGTTCTAAGTGAGATAACTCCATATCAAAAGATTGTAATTGTAAGATCTCTTGTTGCCACCAGAGAGATTGGATTCCTCCCTGGTGATCATGATGATAAATCTGCACTTTACCAGATCCCATATAAGAATATGGTGAAGTATATGTTTGAGATGCCAGATGATGCTTCATTTGAAATGCTTTATGGTAATCTTAAGCAACAGGAAACTATCACTTTCTGGAGCACTTCTTTCATCAGAGGTACTACTTTAGATAATTCAATCATCATTGTTGATGAGGCACAAAACTTGAACTTCCATGAACTTGATAGTATAATTACAAGGGTTGGTGACAATTCAAGAATTCTATTCTGTGGTGATGCAACTCAGACTGATCTCACTAAAACTAATGAAAGGAATGGTATTCTAGATTTTATGAAGATCATTCAAAGAATGCCTGAATTTGAATCCATTGAATTTGGTGTTGAGGATATTGTTAGATCTGGTCTTGTTAAGTCTTATATTGTCAATAAAATAGCAGCAGGATTTTAATGTTTAATCATTGTAATGTAAGTCTCCCTAATCTTGAAAGGGAGACTATTGATGGGGTGAGATACTACAAAATCCCTGATGAAAATGAACTTCTAAGGTTTGTTTCCATTACTTCTGTTACTAGTCATCATAACAAACACATTTTCGAAAACTGGAGAAAGAAAGTTGGAGAAGAGGAAGCAAATAGAGTTAACAAATTAGCAACTAGTAGAGGAACAGATCTTCATACATTAGTTGAAAAACATCTATTGAATGAAACTAATCTTCCTGATGTTCAATTAATTTCTAAGCATTTATTTAAAATTATCAAACCAGAAATTGATAAGATAAATAATATTTACGCATTAGAAAGTTCTCTCTATAGTAAAGTTCTTGGAATAGCTGGCACAGTTGATTGTATAGCTGAGTACAATGGAGAACTTTCAGTAATTGACTTTAAAACTTCAAAAAAAGAAAAGCCTAAAGATTGGATTGAGCATTACTTTGTTCAGGCAGCAGCATATGCTTGCATGTTCTATGAACTCACTGGAATCTCAGTTAAAAAATTAGTAATCTTAATGGCATGTGAAGATGGAAGTTGTGTGGTTTATGAAGAGTATGATAAAATGAAGTACATTAAACTATTGTCATCTTACATTAAGGATTTTATAAACTCAAAATTAAAAGAATATGGAAAATAAACTAGAGTCTCTATTGGAATCAAAGTTTTTGTGTCAATCAAAATTTTCTAAAATCATAGAAGAACTTGTCAAAATAAATGATGACATGAATTATATTGATGCCATTGTATATTATTGTGAACAAAATAATATAGAGGTTGATTCTGTCAGTAAACTTATTAGCAAACCTTTAAAGGAAAAACTTAAATGTGATGCTATTAATTTAAACTTTTTGAAACGTACATCTAGAGCAAAACTTTTGATATGACGCCTTTTGATGCATATAAAACTTACCTGGCACTGAAAAATCATTTTACTAAACCAAATTATGATTATATTAAATATGCAGGTAAAACTAGAGCATCAATAGAATCATTTAATAAAAGAAAAGATAAGTATTGGTATGAAAAACTTGCTCGTCAGAAGAGTGATGAGCAAGTTAAAAACTTTTTTATTGCTAATTTTGTAGAAGCAGATGACCCCTCTGTATTGTGGATAGGAAATATCATTAGGGGTGGTGAAGTTTATTATAAAGAGTGGGAGAAGAGGCAACAAAGTTTAAAGTATATTTTTAAGCAGCAATCAGAAGAAATGTTTTCTGAGTATACTTTAATGCAGTTATTTGATTCCTCAAGACAACATCCACCTCTACTAAAAAAATTCCTGAGCGGGAAAATTAGTATAGAAACACTAGTGATTTATGATAAAATTTTCCTGTTTGGGAATAATTTTGATAGAAAACTTTTAGACCCAGTGTGGGAAGTAGTATCTTTAAAAATTAAAAAATATTCTCCATTTCTAAATATTGATGTTAAAGATTATAAAAAAATTTTGAAGGAAATTGTTTGAGGAAACTAAAATGTCATTCTTCGATTCAGAAATAGTTCAAAAAGAATTAGATGATATTTATGAGATGCAATCTAAAATGGGTAGGGAGATTTCTCGTTTTCCATTTATGTCAAATGAAGAGAAATCATCTCACATGGAAATCCTTTCCAACCTATTAGAAAAACAGCAACTGCTTTATACTAGGCTTAGTTTATCTGATGATCCTAAAGCAATTCAAATGAAAAAACAAATTCAAGAATCTTCTAAACTGTTGGGATTTGGAAATTCAGATATCCATGCAATTTTCAAGAGCATGAAAATGACAATAGCAAATCTCAAGTCTGGGATTGACAAATGACCCCAGACCCTGTACCATGTATAGGTGGTACTCAATCCATTAAATCCAATTAATCCGAGGTAATCCAATGTCCTTTTCTGAACTTAAGAAAAAATCTTCTCTTGGTTCACTCACTTCTAAACTTCTGAATGAAGTTGAGAAGATGAACACTTCAGGTGGTGGTTCTGATGAACGTATCTGGAAACCTGAAGTTGATAAAGCAGGTAATGGTTTTGCTGTTATTCGCTTTCTTCCTGCTCCTGAGGGTGAAGAACTCCCTTGGGCAAAGGTATACACCCATGCTTTCCAAGGTACTGGTGGTTGGTTGATCGATAATTGTCTGACTACTATTAACCAGTCCTGCCCAGTGTGTGAAGCAAACCGTGAGTTGTGGAATACTGGCAGCAAATCAAATCAGGAAATTGTTCGTCAGCGTAAACGCAAACTTTCTTACTACTCTAACATCTATGTTGTGAGTGATAAGGCACACCCAGAGAATGAGGGTAAGGTGTTCCTCTTCAAGTATGGTAAGAAGATCTTTGATAAGATTTCTGCAGCAATGCAACCTGAGTTTGATGATGAAACTCCTATTGATCCTTTTGACTTCTGGCAAGGTGCAAACTTCAAAGTGAAGATCACTAAGAAGGATGGTTATTGGAACTATGATAAATCTGAGTTTGATTCTCCATCAACTCTGGGAGACTTTGATGATGATGTTCTTGAGGCAATTTGGAAAAAGGCATATTCCCTTGAGGAGTTTGTCAAACCAGATTCATTCAAATCCTATGAGCAACTTGATACTCGTCTCAAGGCAGTTCTTGGTAAGAAGCCTGTGAAGCAAGATGAATCTTATGATGATGAAGATGATAATCGTGGTTCAGTTGAAGAAGAACTTGTAACTGCAAAGACTTCTTCTAGGTCTATTTCATCTGATGAGGATGAAGATGATACTCTAAGTTATTTCCAAAGACTTGCTGAGGAATGATTACCTGGGGGAGAGAACTCTTAAGTTCTCTCCTTTTTTAGTGTTATCATCAACATACTGGGATGAGAATCCATAAGACATAATTGTTCTCATATCATCAAGGGCAGTTTGCAGATATCTATTCCTTAAAACATAGATATTTCTTTTTTTATCATTCTGTTTGATCTCATACTCATAAGTACTGATAGATCTTACTGGGGTGTTTGTAATAGTTTGATTTAAATTTTGATCAAAGTAAGTTACTGAAAAACTTTGATCAACAATTTTACCTGCAGGAATTATTAATTTACCTCTTGAATCATAAACTACTGTACTTTCATAATGGTGAACACTATCAAGTTCATCTTGACTATATTTTCTGTAAATATATTCTGAAAACTCACCATCTGATAATGGCCACTCAGTCCTTACATTAATTATATTATTGGAAACAAGAATCACCCAATCATACTCAGGACTTCCATAAATTTTTTCTGATACTTGTTCTGGTCTTTCTTCACCAATGATTTTATATTTTGTAAATATATTAATATTTTGGAAGAAGTCTTCACGAATTTTTGCTCTACGAAAAAGATTCTTGACTCTCACATAATCATAAGAAGAGTTTCTATTTGGTTGTTGAGACTGATAAAGTAAGTCTGATACTTCTCTGAAATAAGTCATAGTGCATTACCTGGAATATTTGGTGTTGTAGATCCAGCTTGTCTTAATGCTGCTTCCCTTTGAGCATTTAATCTGGCTTGTGTTGGGTTTTGCCCTAGATCAGGTTGATTAGAATTATCTTCAGCACTATTAACTTTGATTCCATAATCAGAATTAAATACACTTGGTCCAATAACCACATTATCATCATCTAAATCAAATTCATCACTGAACACTGGAGTTAGTTCACTGAATCCCATTTGGATTGTAATTGAAATTGGTTGAGAACCTCCAGCAGCAGCATCTTTGTATGCAGCATAAAATCCATCAGCAGTGTAATTAGCATTAAATGAAACCAAAGCACAAGTTTTAATTCTACCTATACTGTTTAATTGATTATTTCCTGACTTAAAATTAATTTGAAATACATTTGGTGTTCCTAAGAAGAAACTTAATTCTGGATTTGTTGACCTTCTTGGTGCCATTCCCTTCTTAAAGAATTGAATAATACCTCTTATTGCTTTTGCTTCATCTGTGCTTCTTGGAGTCATTTTAAATGAAAATCCAAACTGCCTTAATTTTGGTCCACTGAAAAGCAATTCCATATTTGGATTGATTGCTGATCCAGTTGCTCTTGTTATGTATGCTTCTGGATTTACATTTATATTAAACTTCTTGAGGATTGATGCAGCAATAGATGATTGCATATATTGCTTGAATCTTGTTTTACCATTCATTGCAGATTTTATTGCAGATTCTGCAGATGTTGTTAGTGCTGATAGATCACCTTCAGTAACTCCAGCAACTCCACCTATCAATCCAGGCATAACACTTGCTGCAAAGTTTCCTAAACTATCTTCCCCCCA